TCGTTGCTTAGAGCTGGAAAATCCAAAGGCATTGTCATAATTGGTGTTTTCTTACCAGCAGACATTTTAGCAACGTCAAATTTCTGAAGTGCAGTTTCTAATTTTGTTGCGAAATCGTCTGCAATTTGTCCTGCGACCTTGATTTTGTAGTCATATGACTTTGCTGATTCCGTAAGGTACTGTGCGAATGTGCTCATATGCAATATTTAGTCTTTTTTCAGCAGTTTCTTCATTAATTCGTTACGGTCAGATATCACAAAACCATCCTGAGATTCCACTGGACCAGAATCGTCTTTGCCATCTTTGTCTATTTTCATTTTTTTCAACTGTAATTCCACCATTTTTAACTTTTTGTCAATTTTACTTCCTTTTGCATCAATGGCGTTACGCAACATTGTGCTGGCCACCTCGAAAATACGGCCAGAATATCTAGAATCCACATTCATTCCGAGATCCATTAGATTTTTATAACTTTCTTCGGCTTCTACAGCCAGTTTATCCAGTTCCAAGTCGCTCAATTCGCCTAGCCCTTTAACTTGTGGCAATGCGGCCGCAACTTTGTCAAACTCTTCATAACTTCGTTGTAGATTTTTGTGTGTTTCGGGATCTAAATTTTTACTTTTTCCGTTTGCCTTGTCTTTTGACTCTTTATTTTTTTCTTTTTGGTCTACTTCTTTGAAGGCTTCCTTGACGTTTGGTAAATTTAATATATCTTCTAATTTTTTTGTCATCTAATTACTTACGTGTGCCTTGATGAAACAGTTGTTCTTCTGAAACTACCCTGAAACGTATTTTTTTTTGTTTTTCATAGGCGTTTGCCGCCTCCCATTTGGCCTGATTTATGACAACTTGCTTTTTCTTGCCAATGCTCTTGCCCGCCGATTCCATATTTGTCTGTGACATGGGTTTGACCTCGATCAGTTCGGCATGTTTGGCACCATTTTTGTCAACATACACCACAAAAAAGTCAGGTACGTACACAGTGTACTTGCCGGTGAACGGATGACGGTAAGGAATCTTGATAGACTCACTTGCCCACTTTGAAACGTTTGGGTGTTCGTCGCATAATCTCATAAAAGCCTGCTCCCAACTTGACCTATATGTTGGAGATTTTAATCCTATGTATTTTTCCTGATTTTTTGGGTGAAATTTTCCCTTTGCGAATCTTGGAAGCATTAGTCTATGATATTTCTAGACACAGTTCCTGTGGTTGTCAGTGTTTGCCTCACGCCCAACCTACTGGATTTGTATCTGTTGGCATTTAGTAAAATTGTTATAAGTTCTGACAGTTGTGCATCGCTGGCGTAACCAAGTTTATCCAATATTTCTGCTGGTTTTACATTGTCAATTTTCGCCTGTGCCAAGATGACGTACGCTGTTGACTCGGCGCTGTCTCTTGTGAACCCTCTTTTGACGAAAAACGCTATCACGGCATCGTAATCGCCTGGATTAAATTGATAATTTGTTTCGTATGTGTTAGTGACCAGTTGATCAATAGTTTGCTGTAGATTATCTGTGTCTTTTTGTGGCAAATTTGTGTAAAATTCTGGCATTATAAATCTTTCTTCTCAGCATTAATGGCAACATCTTGTGTGCCTCTGTTTATTTTTATATATCCTTCGGTCACAAGTTTTCTTACGTCTGTGATGGCCTTGGCTTGATAAACATTTTTAACATTGTCACTTGAATTTTCAAAGGCGACGTTTGATTGTGCTATCGTTTGCCCTGTCCTCGAACCTATGTCTTTGTAGTACAGTCCTGCGGCAATTTCGTCCTTAACGTCGTCGTTATTGTTGACCAATTGGAACGATTCTTCTGCCGTTAAGAAATTTACTGTATCCTGAGCTGTTGTAACTACTGTTGTGTTTGCTCTATTGTTATTGTCGACTAATCCTTTTGTTGTTGCCACGGTTGCCAGTGCCGCCGCAGTTCCCACAGCAAATTGGCCCACTGGATTTGTTATATTTCCTGCCTGTTTGCCAATTTCTTGTACTCCCTTTTTAGCAATGCCCCTTAGTTCTTCTTTGACATCTGATTTTTTAATTTTTTTTGCATTATTATAGGTGTTTGATGCGGCTAATATTGCTCCAAGTATGTTTCCGCTTTGTAAATTTTTTATTGCTGATCCAACACCGTCCACAACGCCGCCAGGACCGAATATGCTGTTTGTACCACCACCCAGGATGGTCAAAGGAGACGGTTCTTTATCGTAGTGCAGTTGTGCAAACCCAGGTACATCGTTTCTTGTTATATTTCCTGAATCATATAACACAGTCTCGTACATGATTTGCATTTGATTTTGTAGAACACCGGCACCGTCTGCGGCGTCCACTGAATCGTGACTGAAACTTACAATTTTTGGATTGATTAGAGTCATTTGTGTGAATCTTTGTTTGTGCAGTAAAAATATGTTTATTCTTTTGAGATATGGTTTCTTCCTTTGTTGTGGTGTATCCATACCAAATTTGTTTGGCCTATTTTTTACGTCTGCATCATATCCCGAATCTCTTGTTGATTCGGCAACACCTGTTCCACCCAACGAAACAGAATCTGCAAAATGATATGAATAATATTTTTTCCAGAAAGCGTTTACTGTGTCTGCGTGATCATCAAAGAAAGTGATGTTTACAGGTTCGTATTGAATTCTTGTCTGTGTGTAGACTTTCTTATTGTATTGTACTCCCTCTTGTGTGTTGATTCCGTATCTTGGTAGTTCACATTGTTTAACCAACATATTCAATTCCAGTTTTTCAGTCTGACCAAATCCGTCAACGAATAGATCCTCATCGGTTTCAAATTGCACATGATACAAGAACTTCTGCTTTGGCAAAAGTTTGTAATTGTCATCGATGTACAGTCGTGAAGCGTGTCGGAAGTCTTTAAGTCCCGGCAGGTTGTCTTGGAAGCCCTGTAGAAAGTCGTTAATTTTTGGCATACCAGTTATTTATAGCCACAAAAAAAGCGCCTATAAAGACGCTTTCTCTGTTTATAATTGCTAACTTAATTCTTATTGACCACCACCTGTACTTAGAGTACCGATAGTTCTTGCAACCGCTGTACCAATTCCTGTTCCTGTTGGAGTCTGTACTGCGTTGTCGTATCTTACTGATAATGTGATAGTTGCTGGTTCTGAAGTGTTATAAGCAAGTGAGTTGTAGTTCACGCTGTCGATGTATGCGCCATATAGTTCCCACGTTTCCAACACATTAGGTGCGCTGGCTCCATTACCACCATCAAGCATTTCAATCCTAGTTGTGAATTTGTAATCAATACCAGATGCCGCACTTGATTGTTCAAAGAAGTCGAACTGTTTCTGGATCTGCTCACCAACCAGTTTGGTCACTGAGTTGTTTACGTCATCTCTTAGGTTGATTGTGATTGGTTCCCAAGTGTGTTTACCTGCCACGTATACTTTTGAGTTGTATACATCCAAAGTAACTTGGTCAAAACTCAAGTTTGGTCTTGTTATGTCCATAACTTGTTTTGTAAGTTCTGATCTCGGTGTTGATACTCCAAAATTTTCCAGGATCGCTCTAAAACGATATTGTAGTTTTGGCATCAATAAGCCTTGTGATGCACTACTCTGATCGTTTGCTAAAGGTACTGTAAATTTTGATAATGTTGATATTGCCATTTTGTTACTCCTATTTATCTAAAATTAGTTCCCTAATTTTGCTATTTCTCCTGTGTTTTTTATTCTTAAAGGTATGTAGATGAACTCAACTGATTTCACAGGTTCAATCGCTATATCCACATACAATTCGTTTCTGTCGACTCTCGTAGGCGTGTTGTTTGTTTCGTCACATACTACCAAGAAGTCATACAAGCCTCTTTGTCCAACTAGTTCTAACAAGAACGACTCAATTGCTTGTTTGATTTCGTTTCTTGTTAATTCGTCATTTGGTTCAAAGATAAAAGGTTTTGCAACTGCATCTAATTGTGTTCTTAGATACACTGCTAGTCTTGAAACGTTGATTCTATCTAATGCCGAACTTGCCGATGTTTTCGTCAAGTTACCAAAGTTTACAATTCCTGCTCCTGAGAAGAAAGTGATTGGGTTTACTTTAACCTCGTGCATTGAATCTCTGATTGCTTCCGTAACAGATATTGTTTCGAACTCTCCTGAAGTTCTGTCTATGTAACCAACTGAAGTTGCGTTGTCAACAATACCCCTTCTTGTACCTGCTGGTGCGAACCATGGGAATGCCACGTTATCGTTGTTTGCAAGTGTTCTAATCATCATGTGTGATGGTGGAACAACAATGCTGTTTCCTGCATTATCTGTTGATAGACCCGATGGATAGAACACGCCCAAGTAATCACTTGCACTTACAAGGCCGTCTTCGCCGTTGTCTAAAGCACCTGCTGTGTTATTGGACCAGTTAGATATTGCTGTTGCAGTACCTTCTAATCTCATAGGTGTGTCACCTAACACAAATGCAGTGTTGTTTCTATCAGTATTCAAGTTAATCATGTTTTGGATTACTTCTGGATAGCCAGGACATGCAATAACGTTGTAACCTCTTTGGTCTTCTCTTATTGCTTGGTTAGTGTCTATTTCAGTTTTTAATTGACTTACAACAACTTGTCTCTGTGCTTTTCTTCCAAAAGTGCCTGAGCCATCTGCATTGTTGCTTGATTTAGTCACCCATCTGTCCGGATAGTAACCTGCAACTGCTTCGTTGTTGTATCTTGGATTACCTAAACCAGATGATCCTGAACTTGGATATTTTGTTTCAGTGATGTAACTGTTTTTGTATTCCTTAACATTGTAACCACTTCTTCTAGTGTTCCAAAGCATGATACCTTGTGGGTACAATGCCGGATTTGGAGCATCTGGATCTAAAAAGTCGTCACTTAATAAGTCTTTGATGGTGCTTGGTGTACCTGCCTGCGAACTTTCGTTACCATTCTTCTCGGCAGATGTGTGCCATCTAGCATCTGCAAACACAACACCGTCTTCTGTAGTTTGGTCTGCTTTGTCAACTAATACCCATGCCGCACCAGTTGTTGTAACCGCAACTTGATTGGCTGTGTTAGTTGAACTGATTGTAGCAGTTGTGTTGTATTTGTAAAGTTTTGGATAGTTTTCTAAGTCGCTTGTATCAATCCATAAGTCATTGTCTACAAGTGCTGTACCATCTGATTGTTTAGTAGGCGCAGTAGCACTGAACTGTGGACCATTTGGATCTGTGTTTGCATATACTTCTTTATAACCTTTCCAAGTAGTTCCGTTGTGTGCCATGATGTCTGCTTCGTCTGCATTGTAGTACGGTGCTGTTGAGTCTAAGTAACCAACCCATGTTGTACCATTGTGTACCATTAGGTCCACTTCGTCAACAATTGAGTTGTACCATAGACGTCCATCTGCTGTTGTAGCAGTAACAGGATCGTTACTTGCTGTATAACTTAGT